CTCCGCCTTCATGACCGGCGGCAAGTACATCGACCAGACGAGCCAGAAGGCCCTGGCCGCCGGGGATGCCCTGAAGGCCGCCCAGGGGGACGCCCGCAAGATTATAGAGGAGTTGCAGTACGCCAACCTGCAGACGATCGCCACCCTGGACGAGTTGGTCAACGCCTACCAGGTGAGCCTCCCGGTCGCCCTGGCCAAGGGATTCAACCGGCAACAGGTCAAGGAGTTTACCGTGGCGATGGTCCAGGCAGCCGGCGCCATCGGGCTCCAGATGAACCAACTGGGGGAGGAGACCCGGTCCCTCCTGACAGCCGCCATCGATCCCCGGAACAGCCGGATCGCGACGGTCCTGGGGATCCGCAACGAGGACATCAACAAGTTCAAGGGGGACGCGGACGGACTGTTCGACTTCCTCATGGACAAGCTCTCGGCCTACCGCGTCGCCGGCGTCGAGGCCCAGAACACTTGGGCCGGCCTCTGGTCCAACTTCAAGGACATCCTGTCGCAGTCACTGGGTAAGGGTATCGAGCCCCTTTTCGACGCCCTCAAGACGGAACTGAAATCGGTCGCCGATTCCATTGTCGTCATCGACGACCAGGCAAAGAAGATCCGCTGGAACCCCCAATTTCTGGAAGGGGTCAACAACTTCCGGGATGGGCTCCAGGCCTGCATCGCCGAGGTCTACCGCCTGGGGATGCTTCTGGACAAGCTCGGCGGCTCCTTCGCCGCCGTCATGCACAACGTCACCCTTTCCGGCCTGAGGGGGAACGACCGCTGGGCAAAGATGAACGACGAGTACCGCGGGCGCTACATGGCGTCCGAGAAGGCCCTGCAGGACATGGCCATGCGGTCGATGGGCTGGAAGCCCGTCACTGCGGAGATCGACAAGCAGATGCGCGAGGCCGCGGCGCAGGGAAAGAAGAAGTTCGAGCAGCTGCAGGTCGACGTCGGCGGCGAGGATCCCGGGACCCGGCAGCTTCTTCGCTACTACCGGGACGCCGGGGCCGGCGGGAAGCCGGGATGGGACACGAATCCCGGCCGGCAGGAAAAGGAAAAGGGCGCGGCAAAGCTGGCCAAGGAATGGCAGAACACCCTCCGGGATCTGAACGCGGATATCGCGAAGGATGGTCTCGACGAGTTCGAGCAGAAACTGGTCGATATCGGCAAGAAGATGGAGGAACTGCGGGCAAAGTTCAAGAAGGTTGCCGGGGCGGAGGATGAGATCTCGAAAGCCCAGGCCGCTCTCGAAAACAACGCGGTCACGCAGGCCGCCCGGAAGGACTTCGACGAATACCTCAAGGGCCTGGAGACGGAGAAGAAGATCATCGAGGAGGCCGAAAAGAAGCACCGCCAGGTCCAGGCCGCCCGCGAGGCGGACATCAAGAGCCGCCTGGATGAACTGGATGTGGCCGAACAGGAGGGAACGGCCCACGCCCAAACGCTGGAGGAGCGGATCCGCCTCACCCAGGAGCTGATCGCCCTGCAGGGAAAGGGGCTGGAGGCGATCAATAAAGAAAAGGACCCCACGGCCTGGTACGCACAGGAAACGGCCCTCCGGGCGTCCCGGAAGAACCTGCTCGCCCTGAACGCCGAGATCGATCCCATCCGGACGAAGCTCCGCCAGTATGGAGAAGAGGCGACCAACGTCGGGAAGAACCTGGGAGACGCCTTCACAAGAGCGTTCCGCAGTGCCGAAGACGCCCTGGCCGAATTCATCGTGACGGGGAAGAGCAGCTTCACCGACCTGGTGAATTCGATCCTGAAGGACTTGGCGCGGATCGCCATTCAAAAGACCATCACGGCGCCCCTGGCCAACGCGCTTTCCGGAATTAATTGGGGCAGCCTCTTCAGCAGCATCTTCGGCTCCGCCCAGGGGAACGTCTTCCGCGGCGGAAGGATTGTCCCCTTTGCAAAGGGAGGCACCATCGCGTTCAATCCGACCCTGTTCCCAATGGCCAACGGCATGGGCCTGATGGGGGAAGCCGGCCCGGAGGCGGTGCTTCCCTTGACGAGGCTCTCCAACGGAAACCTGGGCGTCCAGGCGAACTCCTCGCAGCCTTCGTCCGTCAAGGTCGAGATCAAGAACGAGTCCGGCCAGAAGTTGGCTGTAACCAACAGCGAGGCTTCCTGGAACGGCCAGGAACTGATTGTCTCGGTCTGGCTGGACGCCTTCCAGAGGAACGCCTTCGGCCTCCGGACGGCTCTGGGAGGATAGCGACGTGGCAAACTGGCCCTCCATCGCCAACCCCGACTTCGGCTTCAAGGAGACGGTCTACAAGCCGCAGATCCGCCAGGAGTTCGAGGCCAATTACGTCCAGAGCCGTCCCCGGTCGACGCGGTCCCTGAAACGCTGGGAGCTGGCCTGGTCGTTGATGTCCGAATCGGATTATCAGGCGCTTCTCAATTTCTTCACAGCCAACCAGGGCAACACCTTCGCGTGGACCCATCCCGTCAGCGGCACGTCCTACACCTGCCGTTTCTCGACGGACACCCTGGAGTCCGAGGTTATGACCGCCGGCTGGCGGAGGGTATCCGTCCCGATTGAGGAGCTCTGATGCCGCTGCCCCTGTCTTCCATCGCCATCGAGGAAAAGAACAAGCTGGCCACGGACAGCGTTTTCCTCATCTGCCTTGAGATCGTGATCCCGGGCATTGTCGAGACGGTCCGTGTCGTCCGGAACAACGAGGATTTGACCTGGAAGGGGGAAACGTGGGTCGCGTTCCCCTTTGAAATTGACGAGATCGGGGACGTGTCGAAGGGCGAGGTTCCCCAGGTCAACGTGCGGGTTTCAAATGTTTCCCGCGCCCTGGAAGCCTATCTGTACGAGTACGACACCTACTGCAAAAACAACGGCTTCGCGCCGATCACAGTCAAGATCTACGTCGTCAACACGAAGGTCATCCAGGCTGACGGGGATGCAGATCCTGAAGTGGAGCACGAGTTTGAACTGAAGCAGCCGAAGACTGATTCCAAGTGGGCAACTTTCGTTCTCGGAACCTCGAACCCGTTCAACCGCAGGTTCCCGCGAAACCGCATCCTCAAAAATTTTTGCCGGTATCGCCTGGGCGATGCCCGGTGCGGATATACCGGGACGGCAACGGCCTGTGACAAGACGCTCACCATGTGCCGGGCATTGGGCAATGCAAGCCGGTTCGGGGGATTCCCCGGAGCCGGATCCGGAGGGCTGAAAGTTGCATCCTGATCTTTCCGGTCTGATCGGTATCCCGTTCGTCCAGAACGGCCGTAATCCGGCCCAGGGCCTGGACTGCTGGGGCCTGTGCATGGAGGTCTTCAGGCGGTACGGAATCGATGTCCCGGACTTTCAAATGGCCTGCTACGACGCCTTCCAGATTCATGATGCAGTCGAAAGCGAGCGGCCTTTCTGGATTCGGCTGGACGAACCGGAAGACGGGTGCCTGGTCCTCTTCGCCCTGGACGCCTTTGCTCCCGACATCATTCAACACCTGGGCGTCTATGTCGGTGAAGGGAGAATCCTTCACACCTTGGAAAAGCGCGGATCAAGCCTGATCCGACTGAACGACCGGTTCTTCGGGAAGAAGATGCGAGGGTTTTACCGTTGGAACGGAAGCCGCTGATTTCAAACGATCAGGTGCTTATTACCTGTGTCAGCAATCCCTTTGATCCGCTGGCCCCCGGGAGCCGGGACACCCGGGTTTTGCGCCCGGGGAAGACCCTCATGGAGATCATGGGGGAGTTCCAGGAGATCAACGAGGGGTACGAGATCGCCGTCAGCATCCTGCAGACGATTCTCTCCCTTGTCGTGGTCATCGTTGCAGCGGTCGTCACGTATGGAGTGGGTGGTTATGTGGCCGGGGGTGCATGGGCTTGGGGTGCAGGAGCTTATGCGGGTGCAACGGGATGGGCAGCGGTCGCCGGGTATGCGGCGGGAATGGCCGTGGCCATTGCCGGCGGCTTGCTCGTCACGTCCCTATTCCCGGCGTCGGCGGCAATGGATTCCCTTACATCCGCCTCAAGCGATTTAAGCAGTTCTTCGGCAACCTACGGATGGGATGTCTCATCGAACCCGGTGGAGGAAGGGGGACCTGTTCCGGTCCTGTACGGGACGCATCGGGTTGTCCCGACATTGATCGGGAAGTATGTCGAACTGGACGGCGACAACCAATATCTGAACCTCCTGTTTGCCGTGGCGGATCATGAAGTCACGACCATGAGCGGTATTCGGATCAATGAAACCCCGGTCGAGAACTATTCCGGGATCTCAAAATCTCAGCGCATGGGGACCGTCGATCAACCCGTCATCCAGTTTTTCGGGGATACGCATGCTGATGTGCCGGTCTCGGCCCGGCTGAAAAGCGCCTCGGAATGGATCACCCGCCGCACCCAGGGGAACGTGGTCCAGGGGGTCGGGGTGGGCATCCTGTTCCCGAACGGCCTTTGCTACGCCAACGATTCGGGCGGAATCGACGCCCAGACCGTTGAACTGGAAGTCCAGTACCGGAAGGTCGGGGAGGCTTGGACCGCCCTTTCCGAATATCATCAAGTCTCTGTCGAGGTTCCCGCCTACCGATGGTCGGCCGGATATTATGATGAAACCGGGACTTGGATCGAAATGGAAGAAGGCTCCTCCGTCGCAACGGACCACATCGAATGCGATCCCTACACGCCGGATCCGGCCGTCTGGTCGTACAACCCGAATACCGACACCTACATCAAAAACGGGAGCATCGGGGCGGATGCAGCCCTTGGAGGCGGCGGCGGGGAAGTGGGCGGCGGTTCGGGTTCTTCGGGTGGTGGCATGAGCGGGATCGGCAGCGCGGGCGCCGGTGAATGCGGAAGCACAAGCGGTTAAGGGAGAACGATGGGCCGATACATCTATCATTGGCGATGGATTCAGGACGGGACGGTGACACAGTTGCAGACTGTCTCGGAGAACTTCGTCCGGATCTC